CAGTTGCTTGAGCGGCTTGCGAATTAGCCTGGCTTTGAGCCATCATGTTTTGCTGGGCAAGTTGTTGTTGCTGCTTGATCCGTTTCTTTCTGCGGATAATAAGCAGTTGCTCCGCCTGATCTACATCTTTTAGTTGACGGATTGCAATAGCATCTTCGAGATCAATCTCTTTTTGAGACAATGCAATCTGGATGTTTTGCTCCAAATATGCTTTCTCTGTATCGTTCATTTCCGACACTACACGGATACCAAAGTTGTACATGGGTAGATCCTGGAAGCTATTTAACAGCTTCATGTTTTTCTCACCAACAGCTTTCTGATATACCTTGAACAACACACTGTCTTTTGGAAGTACCTGGACACACTTAACAATGTCCTCAACTACCTTCCGGTAAAGAACCATAGAAGCGTTCGTAATATCGTATATAGCGTTATTACCAGCCGCCATTTGCTGTTCACGAACTCCAACCAAGGCTTCACCTTTTGGCGTAGAACCGTCCATAACCTCGTTAATCCCGGTAGCATCTCGTATAAGCCTTAAATAGTGATTGTATAAACCAATCAGTTCGTTGATGTTTCGTATGCTGTTCTCTAGAGGTCGTACCGGAGGATTTTGGAAACCACCTTCTGGGTTCTTACTACGATAGTAGAAGATACCAGTTTGCTCGTATATATCCTGGATGTCCAGAGGTTGCAGTTCGCCACCACGACCAAGTTGTACGTTTTCTAATCCTTCAATGTCAACAATCAAGCCATCTGGCTTCGCTTTCGCAATTGCTTGTTGAATTTTTAAGTGTGTAAGCTGGATTTGATCAGCAAAGCCAATTACCGAGTTAACCATAGACTTCGGCATCATCTTACGCATGTTCGTAGCAACTACCGAGTAGCTCATTCGAGTTCTGGTTAGGTCGTGTACGTTACGAGGCAAGTTTTTCTTCATGCCGTGATCAAAGATGTGCTTCGTGCCAATGATGTATTTACCACCGTATAGGGTTGCAGTAGTCATTGCCATTGGCTTACGATCATAAACAGATCCATTGGAATTATATCCGAATCCTTTAAAATAGAATCCAGTGTTACCGTACCGGCTGTTCTTTTCTTCAAACATCAAGTCATCAACTGACATGTATTCAAAGTCTAGCACCTCAACAATAAACTCATCGTACCCAAATGCATTGCGCTGCATGTTTTTATCGTAGTAACTATTAGAGAGCTTTGTTGGATTGTTTCCGTATTTGTGAGAAACAGTTCGAGCCATCTCTTCGTATTGCTCCTCTGTAAACTGACCACGAGCTTTGCGCTTCAAATCCTGGATTGTCATGCGTTTGATGTGTCCAGCATATACCAGGTCATTCATGCCTGGATCTTCTGTGTAGCTATGGATGAAGTATGCCGGATCAACATATTCTTCAGTAATCCCATAGTTAGGATCGTTATCACGTTTTACTATTGCTATACCATTGGTTACCAGGTCTTCGACACATCTACGGTGTACAGCTTCATCGTAGTTATTCCAGTCTAAAGTCAGAGCAGCCGACATTTGTGCGGCCATCTCTGTAACTGTCTTTAGGTTGTTGTTGATGTATATTTCAGCTTCATCGCTGGTATCCGGTAGACTGTTGATATCGAATTCAGCTTTCAAGCCCAGTCCTTGAGCTAACTTGTGAATCTCCTTGTTTTCTATTCTACGCTGGATACGATCTCTTTCTTTCTGTTTCTCCATTACGGAGTTAGGATCAATAGCCTCTACTTTCGGATACGGTTTTTTAGAAAGGATTTTGTTTACTACAATCTTAACGAATTTGGGAACGATAGGAACTGGTGTCCAGTCAATATTCAGAAGTGTACCGTCTCCACCGTTTGGATCAAGACTGGTAAGAATCTTCTTGTATATCGTAGTGTCTTGAGTACCAGTTGCGTAGTCACGGTTAATCTCAAACTGCTTTAAACGCTTGCGAAAAAGCGATCCTTCATCGTCTGCGGAACCCCACTGCTTTTCAATCGCACGAGCATATTTAAGAGCGTATTCTTTTGAAGACTTCGTTACAAAATCAGCTAGCGGATCTGGAAAGTTTCCATACTTCCCCTCATTATTTACATTTCCTTGCATATCCGACAATATATTCTATTATGCAAATATAGTGAATTAAGCAAGGGAGATATTTAACGTTCTATAGGCTTGTACTGTCTAAAGAACTTCTTTTCGTTAAAATTGGTTTTCGGCTTCTCTTGCTTAAACTTTTGCGCTGCCAGGAGAGCAAGACCAGAACTGATGGTAAGGTCATACTTGGTCCGGTTATCAATGCGATATTGTATCCAATCTTCCAGGGTTCTGTTTAGGTACATCTTACCCATTTCCCCAGTTTGATCATTTACCCCTACATGTGTGTGGATATACGATTCTATTGCCTGGGCGTGTGATTGTATAACATCTTGACTATTAGAAGGTATACCCTTTGTCTTTGAAGCAACGCTTGATGTTTTAAGGTGTTCTGGTCTATCCATCAAATAGTTGTCATAACCTCTTGATTCAAAGTACCTAGCAATTCCATATTTGTTGTTCTCAATTAAAAGCTGGTATCCATAGAAAACGGCAGCCATCAAAACATCTTCATAGAATATCTTTGCCATTGGAGGTCTGCTTGCGTATTCAGCTACAAATAAGTTAGATGGAACAGCCATGTTAAACTTATTGTATAAGTGACAAGCACCTTTAGATCCACGACCGTCAACAGTTGCATCTAGATCATAACTATCGACTCCTCCAACTCCCAGGTGTGTGTTCGCTGGTGTGCGCTTACCGTATACTTCTTTCTTGCTGTTTCGGTTTTCTGGGCTAGGCATCCAGGATACATACCATCGGCCAGTAGCATCTGGGTGAAACAGCACCTCTGTATCCATCTTCCCATCTTTCCACATGAAGTTTCCACGGATCACCGGGTTAGGATATAGGTCCTGGTTGTATTCAATCTGCTCGTAGATCTTACCGATGTTGAATGTTGATGTCTTGGTAGAATCACGAAACGCTTCGTCTTCAGTAAAAGGGAACTGTCTGATTACCTCGTTCAGTTCATATACATCCTGGCGAAGTGCATCACGCTCATTTTTTAAGAACGTCTTTGCTCCTATCTCTACAAACTCTCCTTCAATAGTTTCTACTGGCTCTTCTGGATCTTCTATTATTGGATTGCCGTATTTATCAAAAAACCCTTCCAATGCTTCATAGGCTGGAACGAATATTTTATACAATCCAGTCTTTGTTCTTCCATTTGAGTTGCGGTCAGCTGGATCGGAATCGTAGTACATATCACGAAACTCTTTCCCTCCCTTGTCCAGGGGATTTACTGTTGATCCAACTAAAGCTTTGCCGATTACCCTACGACCAACAATCAAACATGTACGTTCAATACGCCAGGCTTCACGAATGTCAGTAGGCTTTTCCCATTTACCAGCCTCATCCAGGTAAAGGATGTGTAGCTTCTCACCATCGTATGCGTTGTTAGTTGTGTTCTTCCAGTTAATTACCGTATCCAGGGCCTCACCAACTTGAGATGTTTTGTTCTTTTTTGTGATCCGTTTTGATGGCTCACGGAAAGCAAGCTCCATACGAGGGTTGGTTGTACCATCCTGGATAGGTTTAAAAAAGAATGGGTATGATCTAAACACCGGGACTATCTTCTTCATAAAGATGTTTTCCTGGGCATCCTTACCGGTCTTGCTTTGTACCCCAAGTAGCTTCTCTTTTACTTGCGTTCCTTCATCTACCAGGATAGTGCTGGAGATGTTTGTGTATCCAGATCGTCTACACTTGGTATAGATTTGCCCCAGGGATCTAGGATCAAATTCACAAGCAGCGAAATGAAGAAACAGCCTTCTTTGAAACTCCAGGTAATATGCGTACCCAATATCAATTTTAGACCATTGGAGCATCATATAGTGTCGGCCAGTTATATAGGTAGCCTCACCGTTATTCATGAACCAAACACCTTCTCTTCTTCTCTTAAATTCTTCCTGGATGTATGGAGTGTGTCTTGCTCTGAATTCTTTCGGCTGCTCCGACCACTCCTCCATAGATCGGATCTTTGATAAATCTTCTGGTATTGGTATCCTGGACCAGCGTTGTTCAGACTTCTTCTTGTCAGAAAATAGAATGTCCTTTTTACCAGGCTTCTTTGGAAGCTGTATATCTATACCAGATACCTCTATGATTTCACCTTCGGTGTCTGATGGGCATATATTAACCACCATGTCATCATACCCTTCTATTTTCTTCAGACCGGCCATTTATTTTATTTACTAAAGCGTTCAGCAAAACCTCCAGAGAAATCTTTTTGCTCCTCTATGCCTCCGGTTTCTCGCAATGTTTTAATCATCTCCTCTATTCGTTGCCTCTCCTGGAGCAACTCCCTGGCATCGACCGCAGTTTGCTTAATAGATTGAAGCTCTGCCTTTCTTTGTGATCCAGACAATTCTTTGTCTACCGGCTTTCTGATTTCCTCAATCATGTTGTTGATTGCATACTCCATTGAAACCAATAGCCTTTCAGCTGCATCTAGTGTGGTGAATTTACTTGACTTCGGCATAAAGCAAATCGTTCATAGTCATCCTCCAAACTGTTACGTCATCTATTACCATTTCGTAGTCGCTATTCTTACTAAAGTAAACGACATCGTCTTTGTATAGATCTGCTTCGGCTAATGCAGCTGAATCTGCCCAAACACGCCCACGATCGTTAAGTACTTCTTCTTGCACAATCTCAAGCACAGAACTGGTAATCTTTTTGCTTGACTCCATTGGCTCCAGGAAGATCCATTGATCAATCATATGTATTCCGTCTTCATTCTTGTAGGCATGTGCAAGATTTGCACGTCCCCCTCCAGGAACATAAGGAACCAGGTACATATCGTCACCAATGTGAAAGGTTTCATTTAAAGCAACAGTGTGGTGGAAGTAAAGTGTGTCTCCAGGCTTTACCCCGGTGTCGTACTTCAGAGGTACGGCAACAACTTCTGCATCCATGATTCGATTTCCGAACTCATCAAACTTACTTACAAGTTCGAGTTCCTGGTCACCCATTTTTATTTTGTCATTAAATTTCTTGGGCAACCGAATAATAAATTTATTCAGTGGTTTCATTTTATTTGAATTTACAGTCGTACTCAATTACACAAGGCATGTTCTCTATACTTTTCCAGAGGATCGTTCCATCTGTATTTTCTATATAGATCAAATATCTTGCTCTAGAGAATTGGTGTTGGTATTTATCGTCTAATATGATTGCTGAAATCTGGCCATCGCTACCAGCACGCATGCCTACATAGTAGGCCATGGCATCCTTTGGATTGATGCCTACGATAATCTTTCGTATGATATTCATGTTTCATTTAATTTAATAATTCATCATCCGGTGGAGACAGTCTATCTAACCACCAGTCTATTGTTCCTTCTTCTGGCTCTTCGTATAAGTTATCCAGGACAGAATCCATTCCGCTT